GTGTCTTAGGCCTATCAAAAAACCTACCCCCCTTGCTGCTATTGCATGATGAACACAATACTTGCAGGTTATCTAGGCTATCCGTACCACCTGCCACCCTTGGCACTATGTGGTCAACGCTTAGGCGTTCCTCAGTGCCGCACATCTGACAGCATCGATCTCGTCTAATGACTTGTTCTCTGATACGTCTCCATGCTGACGTTGATCCATTGTCTTTAAGCTTTGACATAGACACTCTTCAAGCAGTAATCACAATAGGCATAATGAATCGAGGCATAGTTGATGTGCTGGTACTTATGACCCAGCAACCAACATAATAAGCCTCTCACTACTGCCATCCTTTGCGAATTAAGTGATTAAGTGCCTTGCAATAATCAGGTTCATCATACTTGGTAATTCCATATCGGTGTTGGACATACTTCCAATAGAAGTAGAACTGATAGTCATAAGGTGCATTTATAAGCTTCTCATTACGAATCTGGTAATAGCCATGATGAGAGCCATTGCGAGCATCGATTCTAAAGTTTGATTCTCTAAAGACTATCTCTTGATGACATTGAAATTGTTTATCAGTTAATTGTAAATCAGCTAATGAATGTAAATCATAATAAGGATCTATTGAGCCCTGTCCTACTGCAGTAGCCTGCATAGACAGAGATATCCCAATAACGGCGGCTACCCAGCGGGCTTTCCGCGAAGCGGCCCGCTGTGAGCCCTTGATGGGCTCTAGCCTGGAGTGTACCGAACGTGTCAATAGTGAATTTACTATAGCGCGACAAAACCGCAGGTCAGAGCCTATATTTTGTAATCCTTGCGATGAGCGTGTCGCACTATTTATCAGTGCTATAAAAGCCCGAGCCCTTAAATGAGATACCTGGAACTGAATAAATCTTCTGCATCGAGCTGTGGCAGAACTGGCATTTTGGATCATGTGGTTCATTGATTGAGAACTCCTTCTCGTACCGCAAGTTAGCCTCGCAGTCCTCGTTGGTGCATTCGAATTCATAGATTGGCATTAGATACCTTGCATGTCCGGCATGGGACTTCCTTTAGTTTCCACGATCCACATATTGTGCATCTCTCAGGCTCTAATTGTACCGAGTCTGCCTGAATATCCCCGTAAATAGGTAGAAGTAACTGCACCAAATCACCAAATCGCATAAAAGCCAGATACTCGGAAGCATCTTCTCCTTGGCCATTCATACGACACACCACGAACGGAAGCTCTTTGCCATCCGCTCTCTTAGTGACTTGGCGCAGCCACTCCAAGGGCTGGAACGCCGACCTAGCCTTAACTTCAACGTCGAACGGGACGTTGGTTATATCTTTTCCAGCACCACGACCGATGCCTGCGTGTGGCCACCATTGATTGAGGTAGGCTGCTACAACTCGCTCGGTTCGCAAGCCTCGGTCTTTTCTGTGACGTGACATAGAAACCTTGTCTATGCCCTACCAGCAGAATTAACTGTGTGGCATTTTGTGCAAGTCCACTCTTTAAGCAACCAACGTTCTCTGATCTGATTCCAATTAGGAACGCTATTACACATCTGACAGATAAGCTTGTAACCCAGTTCCTCAAGTGCTGCTGCGTTATCGCGTAGATTCTGCTCTTCTTCAGCTGTAGGGAATTGCTCCCATTCACCATCTTGGTTTAAAAATTGAATGTGTCCCATTACTTCTTCACCTGCGGCTTCCAAGTTCCGGTTTCTTTATCAATCTCGTACCATCGAGGTTCGCATCGCTCAGCTTCTCCCAGGATGTGGTTCATGCAACGCCAGTGTCCCCAAGGCTTGCCCGCTTTCGTAGTACCTGTTTTCCAAGCCATTTCCCCATGAGGGCAACGCTGTACATCCGATTCCGTTGTGCCACCAAGCACAGATTTCACCATCTCGACTGCTTCCTCGACTGTCGCAGTTGGTTGTGCATCTCTTATCATCCATGGATCATCCTCTTTAGGTACTGGTACATATTCCTTTGAGGTTTGAGCCATCTTAGCCTTAACCTCTGCAACTACATTCTGTGTTTTTGCAACCTCTTCCATGCTTTCGCGTGTTGCGGTCTTATTTGAGCCTTTCAGCAGGATTATTGCCCTGCCTAAAGCAGAGGTAGCAGTATCTTCTACATAGTAGCGAGCCATATTGCGATTGAATAAATCTCTTGCGCCAAAGGCTACGTTTGATACTGCTGGAACTGTGTCAGAACTGTCTCGGTAGATTTCAGCTCTGACTCGGATGTACCCATTCACAGGATCATGGAACTCTGTGATTAGGTTAGAACGACCCATTGGATAGTTCTCAATAAACCATCGGTTTAAGGTTGCTACGTCCTCGTAATCTTCTAGGTTAAACATAAAGCTCATTCTCCTCTGTGGCTAATTGACCTGCAATAGCGACGTACGCTGCAAGGTCGATGTAAGTGTCAGTCTTGTGAGTCTCCATGCTCCTTGCGATTTTGACCAATGCCATGCACATTGCAACCTGATAATCCGTAATTGGCATTTCGAGGTATGAACTCCAGAGTGCGGCTGTGCGCTGCATATTGTCACTTGGGTGTCCGTAATCTTGACCCCTGTCTTGGATAGTAGCTCTCGCTTCGTTAAGGTAGTCACGTGCGTTCATCGGCTAACTCGCTCTAGTGACTCGTAGTAGCGGCGAACTGCAATGCGCCCCTTAACGTAGCCATCGTGGTATCCAGAGTAGCGACCTAGTGCAAACGATCCAATTGCTACTGCCAGAATGATTAACTGTAATACTGTCATTGTGAGCCCTTTCTTTAGGTGTAGGGCGGTTCTAGTTCTACTTTCCCAATGGGGATTTCGCCGCCCTACAGAAAGAACTTTACATCAGATGGATACGGCAACCGCCAGATTTACATAACAGTCTTATAACAATCTGGGCTGGGTCTTCGTCCTCCATATAGGGGATGGCGATTCTAGCGGGCGCGTCCATAGACCTTGCCGTTCACGATAAAGGTGCCGTTCTTCTCGATGTTAATTAAGTCCACCTGTACGCTTGAACCCTTGACGTACATGATGGCAAAGGCTTGCTGCCAATTAGCCGTTCCACGGGTGTATGAGGCTTGTCTGAAGTCCATGAGGTTACCTACCTCAACTCCATGCAGAACACGCCCTAAACGCCCGCCAGAGGCTTCTGTGAAGGCGCTACGCCCTGCCCTATGGGTATGACCAGAGATGACGTTCTTGCCATGCCTACGGGCTGCTTCTAGGGCTGATAGCCCGCCTAGCTGCTTAATAGGTGTGTGGTCTCCATGGACTGCTATCCAGTTGGGTGCAATGTTCATAGGGTTCTTATGGAAGGTAATGCCAAGCTCATCAAACTTGAGGAACTTCTCAAACCGAAGTTCTGGCAAAGATAGGAAAGATGGAATCTTCTTCATTATGATGTTGTATAGACGATCTGTGTGGTTAGACCTGATGCAGTCTGTAACGCCCAATTCCCAGAGAAGCTCTACGCACCTGTCTCGGTCATCGCCAAGGCTCTGTTCATAAGCTTGTGGAGTGCCTTCAGACCACTTCGATATTGTCTGAAAGTCAATCTCATCGCCAATGGTTACTGTTTGGTCTGGCTTAAAGGTTTGTAAGAATTTAGCGATGTTTCTAGTGACATGCACGTCCTCAAAAGGCACCTGCAAGTCTGAAAGTATTACGATCTTCTTAATCGTCATCCTCATCTTCGTAGGGGATGTTATCTATGCGATTAGGTATCTGTGGGAGAATCCAATCGGGATAAGCATCGCGCTCCATAATGATGCCTAGAGCAATATCAACGCCAAAGCCAGCTCTGCGCAGGGCTCGGTACATCTCATGCAGACCAATAGCCCACGCATCTAGCGCGTTGTAAGTGTCTAGGTCTATGACCCTTTTCTTAGCCATAGGATTAGTGTTACTTACCTAACATCTCAATTATGGTATCGACACGCGCTTCTAAACGACTGACTTGATCCTTAAGGCTTGAGCCTGAATTAGGCTTTAGCTCTGACAGGTAATGCTTAATCATGAACTGCGTATATGCAGCCAAGCCGCCTAGAACTGTAACTACTCCTACAGCCCAAGCTGCAAGGTCTGCCGCGCTCACTTTTTCGGAGTTGCGTAACCGAATACGCCTGCTAGAACCGCCCAGAGAACTGAACGATAATCAAGTGCAAAGTTCGATGCTCCCCATGCTGCTAGGAATGCACCTGCTGTAAGGATTGCTGGATTCTTCATATTCATACATTGCCACCTATCATCGGGATATTAAAGAACGAGCCATCTGTCTCGCCTTTTTTAGTGAAAGATATGTGGAGATGCTTACGATGCGGATTAGATCCTTTGTAAGTTCTCCAGCGCCAGCCCAGGATAGGCGAAGCAATTCGTCCGTCAAAGATGACGTACTTGATTCTTTTGTCTCGCTTCGCAGCTTGACGAATCTGATCTGCCAAATCAGGCATGATGTCTGGCTTGCCGGATTTACCTGCAAGGTCTCTGTCAACATCGATGGCGCATACCCAGCCGCGTTCATTAACGATGTGGTCAGACTTGCCCTTAGCAACATGTCGGGCATCTGCCACCCAGCCATCACTACCACGATCTCTATCGGGGAACGAGTCGTCAATCTGCTCACGAAGTTGTACGCCCGCTTTGCATAACTTGGTCATGCCAAAAGCGCGGCTACTTCTTCAGCAGTTAAGCCTAATTTAGCAGCAATTGCTTGCTTCTTGGCTTGCTGCTCAGCTTCTTGTTCTTCCTTCCAAGCATCGAATTGCGCAAAACCCGCCTCATATTGTGCCTTTGTGATTGGTTCGCAATCAATGAATTCGATGTCCTCGTATTCTGAACCGCGTTGCACATAACCGCCATCGGGGATAAGCATCCCTAAAACTTCCCATGATTTAGCCATATTAAGCACCTATTTCCATTAGAACGATTGACCCTAGTGAAGTTGAGTTGAAAACAATTTGACCGGAGTTCAAAGTTGTTCCAACCTTGCCCTGTGTTTTATAAGTTCTAGCGCTAGTAGTCGCTGGTGAATCTACATAACTGAAAGCAAAGCTGAATCCAAAGGCTAGGCTTGAAGCGCCGCCGATGGTAAATTCACCACCATTGTCTGCATAGATAACTGTGCCATTACGATCTAAACGAGCATAACCGCCCTGATCATTTGCAGATCGTGTGGTACTTGCGAACTGAGTGACTAAGACCAAAATTCGTGAGCTTGTTGAACTTGGGGTAATAGTGGCTGAAAGGCCTGTATCTGTAAATGTTGTTGATGCAATTGTGGTGTCCGTAGAAGTTGTTGCGGTCACCACTTGTAGGATTTTGCCACCTCCACCTGCTGATGGCGTTGCCCACTTCATACCAGTAATTTCTGCTGAATCAGCTGTTAAGACTTGTCCGTTTGTACCGATGCCGAGACGGGCAATTGTGTTGTCTGCTGTTCCCGCTAATAAGTCACCTTTTGCGTCAATATTGCTAATTGACGGCGTGGTTAAAACTGGAGACGTTAAGGTTTTATTAGTTAGGGTTTGAGTTCCAGTCAATGTCGCGACTGTTGAATCAATTGCCAGTGATACTGCTCCAGTTGTACCGCCACCTGTTAAGCCTGTACCAGCTGTGACCGCTGTGATATCACCAACGTCATTAGTAACCCAGATAAAGTCCATGTCGGTGTTGCTGTTCTTCGCCAATATCTGTCCGGATGTGCCACCTTTGAGATCTAAAAGTGAACTATCGATAGCATCGCCAAGACCTTCAATGGCTGTTGCGCCATCTTTGACCAGGTCGGTCGATGTTGGGACAGGCCAACCAAAATTCGGTGTTGTCGTTGCCATTACGCTACTGCTCCAATCGCTTGTAACCACGTTAACGTTGGGCTGAGGGTTGCCCAAGTTTCTGCCGCATTTACCTGCTCCCATTTTACAGCAACAAGGCTGAAATTGACGGGAGACGCGTTAAAGGTAATTGTCAGGTTATTGAGGCTAGCCCTGAAAGTCCAGCCCTCTACGAAACCTTCGAATGACCCGCCAACGATGTTTGTGGGCAAATTTTGAATCCATACGGGAAGTCCCATAAAGATGTTGATTAAGGCATTTCGATCCGAATCGTCTATCTCAGGATTTCCAAGCTCGAAAGTAATGCTCTGAAACTTAGGGAAAGGGTCGGCTCGCAAGGCCACAATGCGGTCTGCAAAATCTTCAGCATCGACTGTGTCTTTAATGTTTGAGGTGAATCCTTCGGCATATAAACCATAATTTAACTGACTGGTAGCATCCTCAGCTGTGTAGGTGCTGTTTGCATTATTGCCGTAGGTGATGACGTATTTATTGCGAATATCGCCTGCTCGAGTTGTAACGGCAAGCCCGCGCCCGTTGGCATGGTTAGCATCTAAAGTGACATAACCATTGGCGGCTAGATAATTCTGGCGATGAAAAGAATCCGCATAATTGATAAAGCCGTTTGCATCTTCGTAAAGATACCCAAGTGCTGAATTGGCAACCTGAGCCGCTAAACTATAAACGTCGGTTTCTTCAGCAGCCCTTGCAATCATTAAGAAATTGCCTGGTCGGTCAATCTCGCCTAGACCAAGATTCTGCGCCAGAGCCCATGTTTCGGTTGGATCATAAGCCGCCCAGGTGAGAGCCGGTGCTACCTCATTCCAACTGTTTGCCAGGTAATTAGACAATAATGAATAAATCTGATCGCCGTCTTCATCTTGTGACAGAATTCCAGGATCCACAATTTTAGGCAATTTGGACAATGTTCCAAGAGCTGTGATTTGAGCGGCGGTGGTAAATCCAAGATTACCAGTTTGGTTAACTCCTATTGTGAAATCTGAGATATAGCCACCAAAAATAGGGATATAGGCTGAACCTGTTGAATTAGTAACTTCGACAGTAATTGCCGTACCAACTGTAAATTCGTAAATATCGTTATTAAAGTTCAGTAATTGCAACTGACAATATCCGGCGACTGGTTGTTGATAAATGTCTGTACGGCCTGACTGGATTGTCAGGTTTGCCACTGTGACGTCAGTTAGTTCTACATCATTAATTAAGACCTTATAGGTTGGTGTATAGGCGGTCATGCGAATACAAGCCCTGACCCGCCCAAAGTTCCTCGAGCTGATGAATCGTTAAGTAGGCTCACAATCTGGCGGGCTGTTGATTCAGGATCTATAGCGCCATTAACAGTGATACTGGTGCTTCCAGCGTTTGGATTGTAGTTAAGACCAGTTCTAGGGTTATATGAAATCATGCCATCAGAAGGCATTGAAGGAACTGCCGCAGGAGGTACCACTGCTGCGCTGGTTGTCGCGCCAGTTTCATAAGAAGACCTTGAGAATAGATTGCCTGCTGCGCCTGCTGCGCTTTTTCCTAAATCAATTAAACCTTTACCAAAGTTATATAGTTTTTCCATCTTGCTTACCAAACCAGCAAAAATATCGATAACGCCACCAATAATCTTGCCTAGACCTTCAAAGGCTAGCCCTAGGGTTTTGCCTAATACAGGTGCTAAATAATCTTTAGCAAAATCATAGATAGCCTTCATAAAGTTATAGAAAGGCTGAAGTTCATCATTATTACGCTCCAGTGATCCCCGAACGCTATCAAAGGCAGATTTCAGTCCATTGATAATTGGTTGGATAACCTTCATGACTGGCTGGAGCTTGTCTCCGATATTACTTGTAAAGTTTTGAATTGCTGGTATTACCTTGTTAACGATTATCTCGACCATTGGGGTAATGGCATCAAGAATAAATGCTCCGACAGTCTCCTTGCCTTCATCAAAAGCAATCTGAAGGCGAACCATCTTGCCTTGGAATGTATCCGCTTGGGTCGATGCCTGGTTCTTAAATGTGTTTGCCAACTTGGCGGTAATTTCATCCATATTCATGGTCTTGAGCTGAGCAGAAGTTAATCCGATGCCTAACTTGCCAAGAGCTGCGGTGTTACCTTCAGCTGCCTTAGCCATGGCGTTAGTGACTGCTTCAAGAGACTTGCCAGAACCTGCTGCAACATCGATGGCTACAGTTTGTAGCTTCTGAGCCTTTTCTAGATCACCAGTGGCTCGGGCTAGTCGTTCAAGAGAAGGGCGCAACTCCTCGTCAGTTACGCCAAAGGCTAGAGAAGTTTTGGTTATGTAATCTTCAGTTGCCGCTATCTGATTCTCTGTAGCCCCTGTGACGTTCTTTAAGGTCAGGGCTAGCTTGGTTTGTGCGGCAGCATCTTCTACGGCTGCTTTGACCCCATCGACGGCTAACTTACCTGCATAGGCTACGGCTGCTGCTCCAGCGGCTGCAAAGGCCGCTCCAGCCACCTTCCCGAATTTAGTTACCTTATCGCCGAATGTGGCAACGTCTTTATCAGCTTTGTCGAGATTCTTAGTGAAGTTATCAACGTCAGCAAGGAGTTTAAGAGTTAACGCTCTAGTACCTGTTGCCATTAGCCCCACTCCTTCAAAATCTTAGTAAATGAATCAGTCCATCTAGCAACTATCTCAGGTTGGATCCTGCGAAGCGTTGGATAGATAAACCATCCCTTAGAGCCTCGGCCTTGACGGCCTGACCAGACAGGGAACTGCTTATATTTATTAGATCCGAATTCTGAACCGCCCCAGATATCTTTGGTGGTTGCTCCACCTGAGAACTTTTGAGAAGCGAAGCCATAAGTAATCTCACCAATTCGGCTTGATTTCTTAACCCTAGAACCATCTGCAATTCTGCTCGCAACCTTGCGGTTTTGAAGAGAACCAGCAGTCTGGCTGACCTCAGCCTTAGCGAATTCAGCCAAAGCGCCTGATTGACGCTTGGCCTCATCGTTGGCTTCCTCGCTCATATTCTTGAGAGCTTTGAAGACTTGTCGGAGTTCAGTCTTATCAAAGGCGATTACTTCATCCGCCATTGCGCTTCTCCAATATCTCGATAGCCGTAAGAATATCCTCGGCAGTTTGCCATTGATCCATAGGAATCTGTGTGGCTATTGCCAGTTCAACTAAGAGTCGGCTTACGCTTCCTCTTGGATGACTTTTGGGTCGCCTTCACCTACTTCGACATCGGCTACAGATTCCATCCAGACATCAAGTGTCTTAGTTGGCTTACCGCCTGCCTCACGCTTCATGGCGCTGTGTGCTACATAAAGAATGTCCCACATTCCGCCAAACTGGGAGATGACTTTTTTAGTGGTCATTTCCCAGCGGGCGTAATCTGGTGGTCGAACCATGTAAGTGGTTTCGGATCCATCTACATATTTAATTGTTATCTGCTGTTGCATTGTTTGCTCCCGTTTCTATCGGTTTAGGAGAATGTCTCTGTGACAGTTCCGTTTGCGACCTTGAATGTGAAGTCTACAGTCTGTGCGTCTGTTCCAGCGCCTCCTGCTGTTGGGAATTCAGGAAGAATTGGGAACACAAACTGAGCGCCTGTAGCAGCTGTAAGTGTTACTGAAATTGTGGTGTCTGGTGCTTCTGCTGCTGCCCAAAGAGCTTCGCATACAGATGCTGTCTTGCCCCAGTCTGCGAGCATGGACAGAGCAAAGGTTGCCTCTACGTTAGTGGTCTTGTAAGCCTCGCCATCGAGAGTCTGATAGGTCTCACGAAGGTTAGTTTTTGTTAGAACTGCTGAAAGTGCTTGAGCCTCGATATCTGTTCCACCTGTGAAAGATAGAGAAATATCGCGACCTGTGATTACTGTGGTTGCCATTATTTATCCTTAGTTTGTTTGTGTGTAGTAGGTAGAAACTCTGATATCTGCCACCAAGACATTGGAAGGGCCGACCTGAGTAACCGTTGGTTTTTCAACCGCTCCGACTGTGTACCCGGTAGGGATCACCTTCAGAACACTTATGACGAGCTGCTCGAGATTGTCGAGCGATGCAGGGTTGCTGTTATAGGCAACCGCTACTGAGATGACAAGGTTAATCTTGATATGAAGCGTTGACTTATTGATGGTCTCTAATTCGAGGTAAGGTGAGTCTGGGACTGTCACTACGAATGGCACCATAGGAGCCTCGGGAACGTAGGCGTAGACGTTACCTGCAACGCCTGCAAAGGCTGTGGCTAATGGTTGACGGACTGTATCGAGAATCGTATTAGGCATTTACTGCACCATTGAATCGGTGTCGATATACGCCCCTAGAAGACCTGATACGCGATTAAAGAGGCTGCGCCCTAAGCGATAAGGGCTAACGTTTGTAAAGTCGATTCCCTCGATCTGTCCACCTGGAGCAATGCGAGATTGGAAGACTTCTACTGAGACTGCTAGGACTGCTGACTCTACAGCTGAGACTCCGACATAGGTCGCCGCACCTGAGAGCGTGGCGAGGCCAGAAGGAATGACATTCTTTGGCTCAATATCCGCATTGGTAATAGCGACAGTAAATAGATCATCATAAGAATCCGAGATTGTAAAAGTTCCGTTGAATGGGGAGCCGCATCCTGTGATGACTACGCTCTGACCCGCTGAGAATTGGTTCATGCCTACAGTTCTATAAACTGCGATATTTGCTTCTAGTTCTACTTCATCGATTGCTACTGCGTACTTGACAAGCATTGGCAGGATTACTGCCTCGGCTGTATCAATTACATCTGTGAGATAAGCATCGTTATAGAGGGAACTAGAAACGCCAAGGACAGAGCGAAGTTCGCTTGCTGTGACTATTGTTGCCATTTCTAGTTCCTCTCGTTAAACGACTGGGGGAGCCACCGGGAGCAGCAGCTCCCCCATGATTAGTGTGGGTTATGCAACCATCCAGCGGTATGAACCTGCTGCAAGCTTTGTCGCAACTGCGCCGTAGCCGTAGTATCCAACCTGAACCTGACCTGTTGAGATCAAGTTGCTCTGGAGTGAGAGACGTGAGCTCTCGTACCATGTGTAAGCATCTGGGTTAACAACCAGCATTGTGTTGTCGCCAACGCCTGAGCCAGTTGTGAGCTGACGATCTACGCGGAGGTTAAGTCCGAGAAGGTTTCCACGAACGCCTGTAGCAGTTAGGTTTCCGCCTGCGTTCTGTGGGTTGATTGTCTGCTGGAATACAGGACGGTTTGAGCCATCCACCAGTCCCATCAAGTTGCCCCATTGTTCTGGAGAGACGATGATGTTTTGCGCGAATCCAAGGGTTCCCTTGTAGATGGATACTGCTGCATCTGACACAAAATCTGCGATGTTTGCAGCTGAAAGTGTGCGGTTTCCGCCATCTGTTCCACCAGCGATAAGAGCATCTGAAACTGCCTTATCTGTTGCCTTTGCGTAAGCAAACTCCATCTGACGAACGAGTTCAGCAAAGAACGCTGGTGAGCTTCTGTCGAGAAGCTCTAGAGAAAATACCTGCTGGCCAATGTACTTAGAAACATTCACTGAAACGAACGCTGCGTTCTGGTCTGTCTCTGATGGTGTTCCGCCTTCAGATGCTGCTGCAACTGTTGGAGCAACTGTGATCTTAGGGATTTCGAATGTCATGCCTGCATCTGGAAGAGTGCCGCGTGAGATTGATTCGATTGATGGGCGATCTGCGTTTGAGATGCCGTTGATAACTTCAGTTAGTTGACGTGTTGGGACAAGTCCTGCGTTATCTGTTGTGTCTGCTGCTGCTGCAACGTACATCTTTGATGTTTCGTTGCCGAGTGAAGCGCGGACTGAGTGCTCGAGATAAGAAGCCTTATCAACGATTGGGTTACGAACAGTTGTTGAAATGTAAGGTGCTGTTGCAGCCTTAACTTCAACCTTTGCAGCCTCTACCGTTTCTGCGGCAGGAGCAACTTCTGGAACGGTAGTGTCTGACACTTGTTCTCCTTCTGTGGTTGATTGTGTTTCTTCCTGAGTTGTCTCAGAAACCTCTGTGTCTTCAGCCGCTACTTTTGCGACCTCAGCGCCTGGAATTGCGCCATCTGTAACGAGGCTGACCTCTACAAGGTTGGATGAGCTGATAGCCATTACGCCATCTTGGTTATCCCATGCCTGTACGTCTACGCCTACTGAAAAATCGCTACGCAATCCGGTTGCCGCCTCTTCCAGGGCATCATTACCTGCGGTTGTTTTTGCAATACGAAATTCTGCTGTGATGCCATTAGCATCTTGTTCCCAGCTCATAAGTTTTCCGAGCGGTCTAGTTGTGTCATGCTGTAGAACCAACTTGGTGTTCTTAGCCATTGTGATTGAGTATGGCTTGAACATGGTTCTGCCTGCTGAAGTATTACCTTCAGCGTTCCATGAAACGATACGACCCGCGATAATGCGAGATTCTGCGTCTGCTGCTGTGATAGCAACTGGCATCGTTATCTTCATCGTGTCTCCTTGTTATCGATTAGATCTTCTTCTTCGCGGATTTGTTCAACGCTCATAGCGCCGATGCGATTAAGAATTTCGTAGACCTGAGCGCGTTGCAGAGCATCAGAGCGCAGGAATTCGTCTAGTGAGAATCTGATTTCTCCGGTGGATGAAATAAAGTCTGGCATTGAAAGGCGCTGCTCAATGGCAGTAAGAATTGGCTTCATTGAGAAGTCAATAAGCGAACGACGTTCTGAAACGCTGTTGCTATAAGTCATCGAGGTAGTTTCTGCGCTTACGAAATATGCAGGAAGGTTGCAGGCGCGAGCCAATTCCAGAGCGACGTACTGACGAGCCTCGTTCAGCTGTAATTTGGCTGGATCGATGCCCAACGCCTGCAATTCAACATCAGCATTTAGAAACGCTGTTGACTTTGTAAGGCGAGCAGTTCTCCAAGATTCGAGAAGCTTAGAGATTCGCTCTGCTGGAAGGTTAGTGCCGTTTGACTTGAGAACTTGTAGTGGTACTGGCTCTTTAGCAAAAGTTTCAGCGGCTTGCTCGAGTGCATGAGCTGCGCGGATTGTGCGGCCTGCGCGATTTAGCAAACCTTCATCGAGGCCGTAAAACACGACAAGAGAACCGACTCCTTGATTAGGAACTACTGAGCCGTCTACTTGATAGCCAATAATTTCTGTGTCGTTATTGTTTAACTTAACACTTACGCGATCTGGAGCAACGCGAGTCCATGCGCGGACTCTTCCTGTGTCCCCATATTGCTCAAGAACCTGACCATACCCGACACCATGAAAGAACAAGTCTTCAGCAAGCCATGCGTAAATTGCTGAACCAGGAACGCGTGGGTCTGGTTGGTTAATTACTGCTGGAGTTGGAATGTGTGATCCATCAAGCTTTGAATATTGCTCGAGTGGGAGCCCGGCGAGTGTGGAGCAAATAATTCCTCTTGCTCTTGCTATCGTCGGCACCGCCATGGCCTGCTGGCGTGATGCAACTGATTGAGTAAATACGAAAGGATTAAAAGAAGCTGTGTTATTAAAGGGCGCAGGAGCAGAAGCCGCATCGACTGTGGTCTCTACTGCTGGCTTAGAAGATGTAAAAATGTCCCGGATTCCCATTGGACATATTATACGCTATTGTCTAGACATTACCCTATCTGAATGTCTACCTCTGATTCAGCGCGTGTCGCGAAGTGAGTAACCATCGCTGAAGCAACTGCACCGCAAACGATTCCACTGGCTTTACGTCCCATAACCCAACCGCCATCACCTCGGGTTAACTTAACTGCGCTGAGAACTTGCTTGGTTAATTCCTCTTGATCTCCATGAGCAAGGCGAAGGCTAGAGACCGCCGATACGAATTCATCGCAACTTTGTTGGTATTCCTGACCTGTAATTTCATGAATAGGAATTCCCGCCGGAGCCAATCGAGCAGCAACTGCTGATGCTGTCGACTTGCTATAGGCCACCGCATTTACTGGAAACTTGCGAACCCAAAAGGCTATGTCATTAGCCATCTCTTTATCATCGAGGTTCACTGGGTTAAACCAAGTGTGCAATAGGCTGACCATGAACTTATCGCCATCGAGGCGCTGGCCTGCGACCAGTGATCCATGCTTTCGGTCTGGGCTAAGGTCAATCGCCATCCAAGTGTCTTTTTCGACATCAAGCTGAGGCAGATTCTCGACCTTGCACTTCTTCCATTCGGCTTCAGATATAACTGGGTTAATCATCGAGACGAACTGGCACAAGACTTCTGTCCTAAAAATATCTTCACGATCCGAAAGGCTGTCCTTGATATTGTCTTCATGGACTGTGTGACCGAGGCTCGGGTTGCTCTGATACCAGGCATCCTTATCGGTTATCTCAGCCCCCGGCTCGGCGCTCCATTCAAACCAGCCAATCGAATCATCGGCTCCTTCGGCTGCAGCAAGTCCGCGCTCTCTAAACTTCAGCAATAGAACCGAATTGGCATGGCCTGCGTTCGAATAGACATAAGCCTGCGGGTTGGGATTACTCATCTGAGTAAATCGCATCGATGACCAAACATCTTCAGTGTCGAATTCTCGTAACTCGTCAATATGGATTACATCGGGAGCAGCGATACCTCGAGCAGCCGAGTTTCCCGCTCTGATTAGGTATCGGGCTTTATTCTTAAACCGAATCTCCTGCGATCCTTTAGATTCGTACTTCTTCGCAAAGTTATCCAAAAGCATCTGGCTATTCTCGATAATCTCTGAGACCTTAAAGAAGATTTCGCTCGATGTAGTCAACTTATGAGCTGTAGCGAGGTGCATCTTCTCGCCTAGAACATAGATTCCAAACAAGATTCTAAGCGCCATGAAGGTAGATTTACCCTGCTGGCGTGGCAACATAATGCCGATTAGCGGGTGAGCCCAGCGACCATCTGGCTTGTAGCGCAGGCAATCTCTAGCCAAGTTCTCTTGCCAAGGAAGCAAAGGAAATCCAATATCTTGGCAGAACTGAATCATTTCATCGCCTCTAGTAGGCAAATCTAAGGGTTTAGACCGGATTCTAGGCACTTGTGAGCCATAACGCGGTTCTACTACCCCTTCCTCAGCCGATGTAAGCCCGATAGAGCCGTTTTCAGCCGTCATGACTGGTTCTCATCCTGTTCGAGCCGATAGTGGCTGATTGAGGCGTTTTCGGGGTAAAAAGAACCAT